TGGCTTGCTTGGGGTGGAGATGCAGGATTTGCTTGGTCACGTGCTATCGTAGAGCGTGAAACAAAGAAGTTCTGGGAAGGTTCTGCATTTTCTGCAGAATAATACTTGACAAATAACCACAACTAACCTATAATTGTATAGACATAGGAGAGACATGTTTATTAGCAAAAACAAATTAGAAGAAAAGCTTGATGCCGCTTGGCACGATGGCTTTGAAATTGGTCGCAAGAAGGTTGTGCCAGAAATCAAAAAAGTATACATTAAGCTTCTTACTGAAGAAATTAACGATGAAGCAAACAAAAAGCAGCCAGGTGCTTGGCTTAAGGGGCTAGACAGGGCTACTGAGATTATCCGAAGGGGCAGACGATAATGGATCACGACCTACTGGATGTTGTCTTCGGACTTGACCATATCATTGCAGAGTTCTTTTGGAATGGAATCTTTCTGATTATCGGTCTAATGATATCAAAGATTAAATCATTTAAGAAGATCCACAAATACATTGATGATAAGCACGGAGTTTATCACAAAGATACTGATTATTAAGGTATAATAGAATAATGGAAAATAAGACAGAATGGGATATCTCAGGCGGTAACTTCAACAAGCCTGTAGACTTTCCAGAAACAATTAAAGACGAACCACAGTTTGTTCGCAAACTAGATGGAGAGCCATTGATTACAGACGAACAAGCCGAATCATACATGAAGGCTATTGACCAGCCTTATGTGCCTAAGACTAAGTCTAAGCGTATCAATCCAGATGCCCTGCCTGTTCTATACACAGCTGTAGGTCTTGTATCGCTTCTTATGGTGTCATCATTTACAGTATCATTTAGCGGTATCTATGAGGTATCTGCTTGGACAGGTCTACCAGCATTTTTGCAATGGTTGCCAGCACTATTTATTGATGCTGCAATCCTTGCCTATACAATTTCACTTGTTGTCTTTAAGGCACGAGGAGAAAGCACTTGGCGAACACTAGCAGGACTAACAGGCTTCGCCCTAGTATCCGTTATTGCCAACGTAGCACATACCCTATCATTCTGGAATGGTCAGCTAACTGACTTCCGTTCCTGGATTGGTGTGGGTATCACAGCAGCAGCACCAATTGCTGTTCTGCTTGCATCAGAAGAAATCACACGCCTAGCATTCGACAAGGAGTAATATATGCTAAAGCCACTAGAGGATAGAGTAATCATCCTACAAGAAAAAGAAGAAGAAAAGAAATCAGACTCAGGACTAATCCTGACTGCAATGGAGACCACCGCTAATAACATTGGTCGAATTGTTGCCGTGGGTCAGGGACGAGTTTTGCCTAATGGTGAACGTGCCGAAATGGATGTTAAGGTTGGCGACCTAGTTGCCTTTAACCCATATGCCACACAGAAGATCGAAGAGGGTGGCAACGAGTATGACGTTGTATTCACCAAAGATCTAATCGCTATCATTGAGGAATAAATTGGATAAGATCGATGTATTGGACAAAGGATATGTTCGTTTGGTTGATACTCTTGGTGACGATTTATCTGTCGTTAACGCTGCACGTGTTTCTTATGATAAAGAGGCTACAGAATTTACCACCAAAGACGAGAAGCTCATTGGGTTTCTCATTCGTGAGGGGCATACGTCGCCATTCCGCCATGCAGCACTTACCTTCGAAATCTACGCACCTCTGTTTGTAGCACGTCAATGGTGGAAGTATGCTGTAGCCTCTACCCACGTAGACGATCAGAATGGTTGGAACGAATCATCACGCAGATACATTACTGAAGATGAACAGTTCTATGTGCCTAGTGCTTCGCACTGGCGTAGTAAGCCAGAGAACAGCAAGCAGGGTAGCGGAGAGCCAATCCATTTTAGTCTTGGTTATCATTACACTAATAAGCTAAATGAGTTTATTAAGATGGGAACTGATTTGTATCACGAAGCAATGAATGACAACATTGCTCCAGAGATTGCACGTCTATTCCTACCAGCATACGGAATGTATGTTCGTTGGCGTTGGACAACATCTCTTCAGGGAGTTATGACATTTCTTGAACAGAGACTGGAGCACGATGCACAAGTAGAAATTCAGGAATACGCTTTGGCTGTCAAGGATTTGGCACACCAGGCTTTCCCAGAGACATTTAAGGCGTTACATGGATAGGCAGAATAAACGTAAAACACAGCGAGCATTGGAAGCAATTGCTCGTAAAGCAAAAGTAGATATGGCTGAATGGCTGGATGCTGCTGGCGATGTAACTGCTTCTGAGCTAAATGCTTGGAAAGCAGGATACATTGCAGGCATCAACCGAGTAAACAATAAGGATAAATAATGATTATTGGTCTTAGTGGATATGCCCAGAGTGGCAAGGATACAATCGCTAACCATCTTGTTGAACATCATGGCTTTACCAGGGTAGCATTTGCTGACCCAATGCGTGAAGCCCTGTATGCCCTCAATCCAAGAATTAATGATATTCCAGAACTGTCTGGAGTTAGCTTGCAATGGCTTGTCGATAGAATGGGCTGGGATTTCGTAAAGGTAGACTCACCAGAAACTCGTGAACTTCTACAGAGGTTCGGAACCGAAGTTGGTCGCAAACTTTGGGGAGAAAATTTCTGGGTAGACAAGGCAATGGATAAGATCAATAATCTAGACAAGGTTGTAGTGACTGACGTTCGCTTTCCTAATGAGTATGATGCCATTAAAAATGCAAATGGATATATGTGGAGAGTAGAAAAGCCAGGAGTGTCAGCAGTTAATAGACACGAATCTGAAACATCTCTGGACGGATTCTTCTTTGACAGGATTATCCCTAATAAGGGGACTCTAGAAGACCTACAAGCCACAATTAATTATTTAATTAATCATTAAGTAATTCCCTCCAGTATCCCCTCACTCTTATAAGGTGTAGAAAGGGTAATTGGTGACATGTGGGTTCAAGCCCCACCTGGAGGACACATCCCCTCGTAGCTCAGTGGATAGAGCAAGAGCCTTCTAATCTCTTGGTCGCAGGTTCGATTCCTGCCGAGGGGACTTAAGGAATAAATCCTTCTGGAGTATTTGGGTTATAGCTAAATGACAAGTATTCATTAGAAGAAGAACCATACTTGTACATTCTCATAGCCATGTATGCGTTACCAGAAGCTTCTCCGAAGACAATTCTAACTGGATACCAACCCTGCTCCATTCTAATAACATTAGGCAGGGTATCTTTTGGAAGGCTTCCGTGAAGACCACCATTGTTTACATCAGCATTGTTAACTGTATAACCAGAGATAGCCTTGTCTCCAACCCATAGCATAGATGAATCATCGCTGGTGGTTTCAATAACGTAATCTCCAAATGTAGGTGAATAGATATATCCAGTCCACATCATTGTATAATAATCTAGATTAGGTTCATTGACTTCTGGTCTTCCGTAAGCAGTGTTTACAGGAGTAGCACCAGTAAAGAATGAAAGATTGTCTGCATAGTAACCATCGTATCTACGTTGTTTTAGGTTACCAGCAACACCTGTAAGAGTAGCATTTGAAGTGGGGTTAGCACTAGGAACTACAATGGTAGGCTGAAATGGTGGGGTATTATTAGCAGCACCCCAAATTAAACCAGAGGCACTAGCACCCCTAATAAACATATCTCCTGGATTGGATATGTATCCCATAATTACTTCCTATTACCAGAAGTCTTTAGAACGTTTAGGGTGATATAGCCATCGGCAATTGCGTAAAGTTCATCGTCTGAGCCAAGAGCAATAGAGAGAGACATTCCGTCAAGGAGTCTTAGACCCCAGATTTCTGAGTCATACATCTTGGAGTTACCTAGATAGGCAACAATGCCATCACCATTAAGGTTCTGGACAATAACTTCGCATGGAGAGTTTGGAGCATCGTTAAGATCAACGATTGGAGATACACCCTCGTTGCTTACGTTTACATAAAATTGACTAGTTGACATGTTTATATTATAACATGATTATTAAATTAATTTGAGAGTCTTTGCCATGCCCAGCCAAGAACCTGGGCAGCAACTTCATCGCCTTCCATTTCTTTTTCGTGGATTAGTTCTCTTAGGGTTTCAAACAATTCGTGTCTTTCGGACATAGCTCCGAGGGCATATAGTTCAGCGTTAAGATCTTCAGACTTTTGGAATATCTGGTCTACACGCTCTTCGATATCTTCTAGGTTATCCATATAAATATTATACTACCTATTGACAAAGGGTAGTAGTATAGTGTAGGATTTATTATAGGGAAACTAGTCTACGCTTAATAGGGTCAAACATCTTAGGGCGTTTCTTAGATGCCTTACCACAGTTGCGGTCTGAGTTTCGTACTGATGCTTTCTTGGCTGCCATAAAATAATTGTAGCATACTATTGACAAATGGGTTGCTATGCTTTATAATAGATATACAAGGTCCATTAAACGAAGGAACGTATGCAAACCTTTTTACCATTCAAAGACTTCGACGAGTCTGCACAAGCCCTAGATAACAAGCGTCTTAACAAGCAAATCTTAGAGGGCTACCAAATCCTAAAAGTTCTATCCAATCCAGACCCACGTGCTGGCTGGCGTAACCACCCTGCTGTCAAGATGTGGCGTGGCTTTGAGCATGGTCTACTTGACTATGTTATGGCTATGGTTGCTGAAGCTGACAAGCGTGGCATTAAGATCGACAAGAACCTAGCCAACATTGAGGCACTGCTTGCCTCTGAGGGTGACTACTGGGGAACTGGCTATCCTGCCTGGTATCACAATGATATCAAGATGCGTAGAATTACCACCACACACAAAGCAAACCTATATCGTAAAGACCCAATCTACTACATTGACTTTAACGATGCAGTATCTAACAAAGATAACAAGCCATGTTGCGACAGTTGCAACTATTACTGGGTTACTCACAAGGAGGTAGCGTAATGAATATTCCAACTCTAGTAGAAATTAAGACAGATGCATTTTCGGCAGTATTGACAAAGTTCAATGAAATGCCAGCATCAAAGGTAATGCCATTAATGATGGAATCCTCACAACCAGATAAACAGGCTAAACTAGCATTTGACCTATTCATTGAAGAACTGGCTCCAGACAAGAGAGAACTAGCTTTGGCACTAAATGCCAAGCAAGTAGGAGAGTTTATTATGGAGTGGATGCGTGATTCACAGAATGCTTGATACCCTAAGAGAGACCTGGCTCACCGATGAAGAATACAATGTTCAAAAAGGTATGCTTCTAGAGCATCAAAGAATTGTAGAGATTCTTCAGGACATTGAGAAGCGATACTACAAGGCAGGTGCTACCACAGAATTGGGATTGCATCCATTCCGAGTAGCTATTCGTGAGCTAGAAGCCAACCTACCAGTAGATGTATCTAAGGATTGAGAATGAAGATATGCAAAATTCACAAGATCCACTACTTAATGCATTGCAGGAAATGTCCCAAAAGCTCGGCGGTAAAATAAGAGAACAAACGCTTGACAAGCAAGCGAACATAAACTATAATAGAGATATGAGTAAAATGAAAACATATGAAGATGGTGTTGCTGATGAACACAAACGCATTATGGATTACCTAGAAGAAGTGGGTAGCCAAATGCAAATGTATCTAGAAATTGGTGTAAAGCGTAAGTATAAGCGTAAGCTAGAAGAACAACTAAAAGCAATAGCCGAAATTATTAAATTTGTAGAACCAACCTATTTTGAGGAGAAGTAATGAGCAATAAGATTGACAAGACATACACAGTATTTACTGCAAGTGGATACAAGTCCTGGTCTGACCAGACACCAATGGTAGAGATAGTCACCCAGAGTCTACATGAGCATGGCTGGACAGCCGTTGACCTAACTATCGAAGAAGCAGAACAGGCTATTGAAATTCTAAAAGTCGCAATCCAGGAAGCAAAAGACTACAAGCTTCCTACTTATGACGAGACTCCATTCTAATGCGTGACTGGAGATACTATGTCGCTAAGACATGGATGACCACCCTGTATACCTTGCTAGTAACAGCCTTTCTTGGTCTATTTGGGTTTTGGCTATATTGGACCATAATGGATCCAGGGCTTAGAGCAGTGGCTATCGCTTTCATTCTAATTGCCTTTATCTGGGCAAGCCTTGCATTACTATTTAAACTAACAAGGTGGTCTGAGAAGATTATAGAAAGAGATAAGAATGGACGTAATTGAATACTCAGTAGCATTTAAGGATGAAAATGGCAAAGTATTTGGTGCTATCTGGGATGTAGTTCCAGAGCTAAAAGAATACACTGCCATTGAGTTTGTTCTGGGGGAAGCCGAACAACAGGCGGTAGAAGAAAACCTAGAGGTCGTAGGAATGGCTAGAGCCAATAAGACCGTCTTCTTCGATGAAGAATTAAATGAATATGAAACTGTATATACTTCAGCATTTGAGAATGTTGATATAAATGCACATCCACCACACCGATTCAGGGATATTGGAAACGCAGAATAAGGAGAAATAATGTACGAATATGTCGTAAAGAAGATTACTAATGTTGTTGATGGAGATACCATTGACGTAGACATTGACTTGGGATTTAGTATCTCATTTAGTTCACGAGTTCGTCTAGCAGGTATTGATACACCTGAGAGTCGTACAAGTGACAAGTTTGAGAAGGCACTTGGACTAGAAGCCAAAGATTATCTCAAGAAGAAGTTGAAGGATGCTACCACAGTAACCATCCGAACAGAGAAGCTAGACAGTTCTGAGAAGTATGGTCGTATCCTAGGATGGCTATACGTAAACGGAGAGACAGAGTCAATCAATAACCAGATGATCAATGATGGCTATGCCTGGGGTTATCTAGGTGAAACTAAGGTCAAAGACTTTGATGCTCTAGCTGCACAGCGTAAGAAATCAGGCAAGTAGGTTTTCGGGGGGTATCGTAAAAGGTATCCCCCATTACCTATATAACAAACACCTATAGAAAGAATACATATGTCAGATAAGTTCAAATACTACATACACCCAGATAAGACCTATATCCTGAATATACAAGACAATAGCGTCATAGAGGTCTTAGGACAGGACCTAATAAACACCTACCTATATGCTAAAGGCTATATCTAAAGAGCCTCTATACCCCCAAATTTGGCTATTCTGATACCCTTTTTGATAGAGTTATCCACAGAAAGATCTTACTGCTGTTGATAACTATTCTCAATAAGGAGATGTTTGGAAAAAGATATGTGTAATAGAACACAATGTATCGTAAGCCTCGTAATCATTTTCCCATAGCCCCATATCCCCTAGCACATAATCCTGTATTTGTCAAGCTTTTTCTTATTGATAATTATTCTCAATAATATGCAAAAATATCCACATATCGTAATGTTTTATTAAATAAATAAAGATAATCAAGCAATATCTGCCTATATATTGTTATATGTTATATAGGGGATTTTGGTGTCTTTCGTAAATACCCTGGCTCTGCCAGCCCTTCGGGGGTAGCTATAAAGTATCGTAATATCCCTATAGGTATATACACTATATAGGCTGATATGGGGAAAATATATTGTCTATCGTAATCTATTTTGATAAACATTTATATAAACATTCTGGGGAAAATCTGGATCTATCGTAATGTTATATTATTGTTATAAATAGGGGTTGACATTTTGGATAGGATGTGGTACCCCCTAGCTCCTACCCATTGCTGGGTAGAAGTCTAATAATTTAGATAGGGTCTCCGTTATCATCTAGCATAACAGCAGATAGAACATCATCTAGGGTTTCATAGCCAACATCATGCAAAGCCATACTTCCTAGTAGCAGGTCAAATGCTTCCTCAATGAATGTCCTAGCCCTATCAGTTTCAGTAACTATATCATTACTGATAGCGTATGCCAGAGGCAAGCCTAAGTCATTGTATTCAATGAAATCCTTAAACTCTTCGTCATCACGAAAGTCTAACCATAGTTCACTTAGGATGCTGCACTTATTCTTAAAAGTTGTTTCTTCTTGTTCTTCCATAATTCTATTATACTCCTATCGCCAATCGTTGTCAATAACTAAATTCAAATCTTCTTTCTCTGCCCTTGCCGTTTCCACAATGATTTCTAATCTGTGTAGATTTACATTTGGCATACGACCAACATACAATCCTACTTGCTCAATGTCTAGGTTTACATCTGAAATTAGTTTACTTATTTTATTAGCCACCTTGTCTTCGTCTCCGACCACCTGTTCTCCTTATTTAGTTATAGGTTTCTATTGTATCAAAAAGTAGGGGGTAAGTCAAGAGCGAAAGGAAATAACTCTCTTGACCCACCCCCAAGGGATACTATGCCAACCCCTTAGCATGTATATGTATCCCTATCCTAGGAGTAATCTCAACTAGGAATTATGTAAGTCTCTGCAGGGGGTAATGTGCTAAGTAAGGACCTTAGACGTGGTGGAGCAATCTTGACAAAGTTATCCAGACTGTCAGTCCAATCATAGCCATACTCGTTCTCTGGATACTCTGAACGGATGTAACGTGCTTCTGCAAAGGTAGTCTTCCAAATGATATCGGTATAGTGAACATCGGTTCTACCGTCCTCATTCATCCACACTACAGGATTGATAGTAAGGATATCAGCACTAGTATTGTCATCCAACTCTTCGAAGAAGATGTTTAGGTCCCATTCTCTAGTCATCGAAACGTCCCTCCCTAAAATCAATAACTACATCATAAATCATCTCGTCTAGGAAGTTGGAGCAACGACCATCTAGTTCTAGACGAACGTTCTCCCACTGCTCGTCGGTGAGGCGAGTGTTTAGACTTTCATCTACCCAACTCTCAAAGTTCTCCTTGTCGAATGCAAGGTCTTCAAATGCTTTAGACAATCTTGTTCCTAACTTTTACACGAATTTCAACATCATAGAAGCGACGGACAATCTCCATACCAGTAGACCAGTATGCCAAATCAATACCAGTCTCTTCATGCATTTTGACTAGGTCATCTGCAATCTGCTCCAACAGTTGTTCATTACTAAGATAACTAGACTTGCTCATTTACTCTATCTCCATATACTTCAATTAGGTCTTCTCGGTTTTCGGGGTATAGCACTAGGCTATTGCTTTCGTCAGAACATTCAGGACATTCTTCTCCGTTATCAGTAGTTCCGTAGCCACCATAGCAACCACATACAGAACATTCACGATAATAGTTTACACAGACTTCCTGACTGTCATCAGTCCACGGATTGTCGCATACATAATACTGAACACGATTTACATAACTCATACCAGCGATAATGTAGCAACCGCCATCACCGTCTACTTCTGTCCAGACATAGCGAGGGTCTTGTGCGAACACAAAGTCCTGCTCTGCCCCATAGGTTTCAAAGGTGTTGCCATTACCAGTCAGGGTATTTTCGATAGGCTGATAGATATCGCAAAACTCATCATAAGTAAGATATTGATACATTAGTCTTCCAACTCTCCGTCAATGTGAGCAGTTTCAATCTCAACCTGATACCAGTCTTCGGTGTAGCCCTTGACAGATGAATAAGGCTTCCATTCGGTTGCTTCTTCTTGTGCTTTGTATTCTGCTTGCTCGTAACTGTCTGCTTCGACTTCGTAGGTCGTGTCGAAGTGATAAGTTACTGTGACTTCAAATGTAGCCATTAGTTTCTCTTTCTCTGGGGTAGGGTATAAGTATAGCAGACTTAGAAGTGAAAGTCAATAGGGACAAGGAAAATGTTTTTGCTATCCTTCTCAATCCTATTTAGAATATGCTGTTGGTTTGTAGACCAGGCTGTTAGGTCAAAGAAATAGGAGTTGAAATCCCAGTTGCCCTGTATCATATCAATCATCTTCTTTAGGGGGTATAACTCAAAGTCATACTGCATATCGCCAGCATAAGTATCTAGTTTAGCATTTAGGTCAATGCCAGCCTTGTCGTAACTGTCACGGTATTGCTGAAACTCTGCTTTACGATTATCAATACACTCATTGATAGTCTGAATAAACTTATCCTTATCAGTGGCTGCGGAGATAACCATACTGTAATCGCTGTGGTCATACTGGCTACCCTCGTTAGGGTTCCAACGACCTCCACCTGCTACAAACCAGTCATACCAAGTAGAACCAGAGCCTTCCTCGCCCATGATACTCTCTAGTTGGTTCTTTGCTGTGTATAGACCGTCTTCGTGGCTATCTGCTTCTACTGCTACCCAATGTAATACGTGCATTGTTCTCTTTCTCTAGGGGTTATACTCTATTATAAGGCATACCACTGACATTGTCAAGCTTTTTCGGGGAAATATTTTGGATATCGTAATCGTAATTTATTGATAATAATATTATTATAGATTATGTAAAGTGGGGTACCCTCCCCCTACTCCGCATCCAATACATCAGCATCAATAATAGCCCTTT